GGAAGGCAAACAAAAAGAACCCTTGCATGGGATGTGTTTAAAGAAGTAATTGCAGAACTTGAAAAGAAGCAGAATGATTTCAAAACAATAGTTGTTGACCTGCTGGAAGATATTTATGAACATTGCAGATATTACATCTATGAACGTGAAGGAATTTCTCATGAATCAGATGATTCTTTCAAAGCCTGGGATATGGTAAGAACTGAATTCTTATCAACATTGAAACGATTGTTGAACCTGGATTATGAAAATTTCATCTTAATATCTCATGAAGATAGAACCAAGGATATTACCAAGAAAACCGGTGATAAAATTACTTCTATTAAACCAAACCTTCAAGACAAGGTTGCAACCAAAGTTGCCGGTATGGTTGATATTGTAGCAAGGGTTGTTGCTGATGGTAATGAAAGAACATTATCTTTTAAAACCAATGAAGTTATCTTTGGCGGTGGAAGACTTAATGTTTCATCAACAGATATACCACTGGATTATGATGAATTAATGAAAGTATATGAAGAAGCCAATGCTAAAGCTGTTAAAGGAAGCACCAGCGCAAAAGTAGAAACACCTTCTAATAATACAAAACCTTCTGAAGAAGAAAAGACTGATTCAGGAAGCACCAGGAGTGGCAGAAAAGCAAAAGACGAAACACAGGAAACATCTGACCCTGCTGAAAATACCAATGAAGGGAATTCTTTTGCTCAAAAAGTTCAAGAACCTGAACCAAAGGCTGAACCTGAAGTTGGTACTGAAGAAACAAAGCCTGAAAGAAGAACAAGGAAAAAGAGGGGTGAATAATGGCAGATACTTTATATTTACCTGATGGTTCAATGGAAGTTATATTTTTAAGGGATGACTTTCAAAGGCTTATATATGAAAAGCTTGGCAGTGATGCTGAACAAAAGTTAATTGAAATCATCAAAGAAGCTGATTATACCCAAACAAAGATTAATACAGACCTGGATGCATATGAAGCTTCCCTTGATAGCAACACAGCATGTTTTAATGATTTACTTGACAGCATTGAAGAACTTAAAAAATTGTTACAACAACAGAGGATTGACAGAAGAAAAATTTATGAAGTGCTTGACCAAATGGAAACACAAATTTCAAACCAAATTTAAAAATGAAAGGATAAGGTGAAAAATTATGGCAAATGTATGGGAAAAATTTGATAAGGCTATTGATGTTGAGGGATTGGCAAAGGATGTTCAGGAAGCAGCGGAAAATGGTGCGAACTTTAGGGAAGTTCCACATGGTCAATATGAAGTTCGCATTGAAAAGCTGGAATTGGTTGAATCTAAAGCTGGTGACCCAATGGTTAGTTGTTGGATGAAAGTTCTTACTGGGGAATACAAAGGCAGCTTAATTTTCATGAACCAAGTAATCACAAAAGGCTTTCAGATTCATATTGCAAATGAATTCCTTCGTTCACTGGATAGCGGCATTGATGTTGAGTTCAAAAGCTATTCACAGTATGGTCAGATGCTAATGGACATTCATGAAGCTATTGATGGGCAGCTTGAATATGGCTTGAAGTATGGTGAAGGTAAAAAGGGATTCAGCACTTATGAAATCACTGATGTTTATGAAGTTGAATAATTAGGTCAGGGCGGGGGTTTATTAAAAATTTTTAAACCCCCCATTTTCCCTATACTTCCCCATTATTAGTATTACCAGTATTTATCAAGCCTATACAGAAAGGAAGTGAAAAATAATGCTGTTTTATGACTTTGAAGTGTTCAAATATGATTGGCTGGTTGTGGTCATTGATGTAACAAATAAAAAAGAACATGTCATTGTGAATGATGTGGATAAACTTCAAGAACTTTATGATGACAACAAGCATGATATTTGGGTTGGGTATAATTCCAGGAACTATGACCAATACATTTTGAAAGCTTTGTTGTGTGGCTTTGATGCAAAGAAAATAAATGATTACATCATTGTCCAGGGAAAACAAGGGTGGAAATTTTCAAGTCTTTTAAACAATATCCCATTGAACAATTATGATATAATGACCAGCTTTCATGGTTTGAAGCAGCTTGAAGGATTTATGGGTAACAGCATCAGGGAAAGTTCAGTTCCATTTGATATTGATAGAAAACTGACACCTGCTGAAATAGAAGAAACAGTTAAATATTGTCGGCATGATGTTGAACAAACCATTGAAGTATTTATTCAAAGGAAAGAAGAATTTGAAAGCCATATTTCTTTGATTAAAGCCTTCAAATTGCCGCTTTCATATATATCCAAAACTAAAGCACAGCTTTCAGCAATTATCCTTGGGGCAAACAAGAAAACACATAATGATGAATTTGATATTCAATTCCCTGATACTTTGAGAATTAGAAAGTACAAAGAAGTATTGAATTGGTATAAGAACCCATTGAATAGGGATTACAGTAAAACTCTTGAATTGGAAGTGGCTGGTGTTCCACATGTGTTTGCCTGGGGTGGGTTGCATGGTGCGCTTCCCAAATACAGCGGAGAAGGTTATTTCATCAATATTGATGTGGCTTCCTATTATCCAGCATTGATGATTGAATACAACTTCATTAGCAGGAATATTTCAAACCCAAATAAGTACAGGGAAATCAGGGATGAAAGATTAAGGCTGAAGGCAGAAAAGAACCCAATGCAAGCACCTTATAAAATCGTTCTGAACAGCACTTATGGTGCAATGAAGGACAAGAACAATGCTTTATATGACCCAAGGCAAGCAAACAATGTTTGTGTTGGTGGTCAACTTCTGCTGTTGGATTTAATTGAAATGCTTGAAGGTAATTGTCAATTGATTCAGTCAAACACAGATGGTTTGATTATCAAGCTATTCAAGGAAGATGATTATGAACTAATTGATGATATTTGCTATGAGTGGGAACAAAGAACCAGGATGCAGCTTGAATTTGAATCTTACAAGAAAATATTTCAAAAAGATGTAAATAACTATGTGATTGTTGATTTTGACGGTGGTTATAAGTCAAAAGGTGCTTATGTAAAAAAATGGACTAAAAAAGATGAAAACAAAAAAGAAATTGATGACCTTCTTGACTATGATTGTGTAATTTTACGTGAATCATTGGTTAATTACTTTCTTCATGGTATTCATCCAAAACAAACTATTTATGAATGTAATGATTTAAGGAAGTTTCAAAAGATTGTAAAGGTAAGCAGCAAATATTTATATGCTTTATACAATCCAACGGTTACTGAAGAAAAAGTTCGTGGTGAAGATGGAAAATTGAAAACAATTAAAGTGTTCACTGGCGGTGAGATTCAAAAGGAAAAATGCTTCAGGGTATTTGCTTCAAAGCTGGAATCTGAAGGCAGCATCTATAAAGTGAAAAACCTTCAAAAGAATCCTGAAAAGTTCCAGGATACACCTGAACATTGTTTCTTCATCAATGATGATGTAACAAATGCAGAGATACCAAGCAAGCTTGATAAAAGTTGGTATGTTGATTTGGCAATTAAGAGGTTGAAAGATTTTGGGGTGATGATATGAGGTCATCAAATATTAAGAAAAGGGGGTGTGTTGAAAAATGCAGTTGTTCAAAGGTTATGTTGAAACTAAAGATAAAAAGTGCATTGAAAAATTTAAGGGAAGAACCGATTTAAAAACCTTTGAACAGGTTCAATCACTTCCTGAATTTGCTGGAATCCTTGGGGATGAAACCATCCTGATTGATATTGATGACTTTGAATCAAGTGAAGTTATATTCAAGATAGTCAAGGCATTAAAGTTGAAATGCAGGGTTTACAAAACAAGCAGGGGAAAGCACTTCTTGTTTAAAAACAAGGGTGTGACAACCAACAAAACCAAATGTAAGCTTGCAATTGGTTTGACTGCTGACATTAAGCTTGGAAGTAGAAATTCATATTCAATTTTGAAGTTCAACAATAAGAACAGGGAAATTCTTTATGACACCCCTGAAGATAAAATTCAGGAACTTCCAAGATGGCTGACACCTGTTAGAAGTAGCTTTGAATTTCTCGACATGGAAGCTGGGGATGGTAGAAACCAGGCTTTATTTAATTACATCCTGACACTTCAATCTGCTGACTTTACAGTTGAAGAAGCAAGGGAAACAATCAGGTTGATAAACAGCTATGTTTTGAAAGTTCCATTGAAGGATTCTGAACTTGAAACAATACTTCGGGATGATGCTTTCAAAAAGCCAATATTCTTCAAAGAAACAACCTTTTTATTTGATAAGTTTGCAATTTATATGAAAAACAACAACCATATCATCAAGATAAATAATCAACTTCATATATACAAAGATGGAATTTATGTTGATGGTGCTGCTGAAATTGAAGCA